AAAGCGGTTGAAGAACTAATTAAAGTTGCTAGAGAAGAGATAGTTGATTCAGACGAAGATATATCAGCTGATAGATTAAAGAATGCTGCAGCTACAAAAAAGTTAGCTATATTCGACGCTTTTGAGATACTAAATAGAATCCACGAGGAAGAAGCAATGCTTGAGGGAAAGCCAATAGAAGAAGAAAAGAAAAATACTTTCAAGGGATTCGCTGAAGGAAGATCTAAATAATGTATCAACAAACGTTATATAAGGTTGTAGAACCTATAAAGTTAAATACCATTAAAAGACTTAATAAGTCTAAAAAATGGGAGTATGGTTATAACAAAGAAAATGATATTGTTGTTATTAGTAAGAGTGGGCAAATTGGTGAAATACTTGAAATACAAGGTTTTCAAATAGCTTTACCAAAAGAACCTAAAGAAGTTTATTATTGTAGTAAAAAGAAAGAAGAGCAAAAATGGAAGCAATTTCCTCCCAATCCTGAATTTAAAAGAATAAAAACAGTATTTGATTGGCAAGATTATCCAGATGATTTTAAAGAAAAACATTATGGATACATAGACGAGGAGTTTAAGAGAAGAGAGGAGGGTTTTTGGTTTATGAATAATGGAAAACCAACCTACATAACAGGAACACACTACATGTATTTACAATGGAGTAAAATAGATGTAGGTGCACCAGATTTTAGAGAAGCAAACAGATTGTTCTTTATATTTTGGGAAGCTTGTAAGGCAGATAAAAGATGTTATGGGAT